ATCCACAACATAGGCGTAGGCCAATGCAGTAGTGGTGGACGCGGCTGCGGGGTAGTATTGACCTTCGACAGTCTGACCCAACGAGTTCACGTATTGGCAACCAACGACGACACCGACAATGTCACCAGAGTTGGTTGTAGAAGCTGCCACGAGGTAGCCGCCGCTTTCTTTCACGGTGTCACCGTTCAAGATTGCAGTAGCGTAGCCTGCGGCCACGGGGATTTGACGGATCGCTCCGGCATATGGCAGGCCATCCAGACGCTGGAGGGGCTTGAAGCCATAGGTGCTGCTAACTGTAGGGTATGCCATTTAAGGACTCCTTGTTACTTTGAACCTGAACCAAACCCAACACCGCGAGTCGTTGAAGATTTTTTCTCTGCAAACAACGTCGCCATGCGTGGGTCACTATTTCTCATGAAGTGGTTGTCCACTGATTCCATCTGGTTTTGAGCTTGGTTGGCGTAGTACTCGTTGCGAGCTTCGATTTTTTCCCTTGCAGCTTTGCAAAGCATCAAACCGCCTATTTCAACGTTTCCTGACGCATCTCCCACAAGCATCAACTCCGGATGGTCAACTGCCTTCACTGGCACCCAACCTTCGCCCATCTTCATTGAGATGTTGCGTTGCTGGTGCTGTCCCATCACATGGGTGGCAACCCAGCGATAGACATAACCCGGCTCAGGTGTCGGATCAGGCAAGTTTGAGGGCGGCACATAGACTGCCCGAGCTGATTTTTCGCGTGACACTAAATCACGAGGTGTGCGGTTTGTCGTGGTCATTTCAATTCTCCAATTTAGCTACTTGAGCAGCGTATTGCTGCGGGGTCAATCCAAAGCGTTTTGCAAGCGCGATTTGCGTATGCGTGAGTTGGACTTTCTTCGCTCCAGAAGTCCTTGTCGCTGGTGCAACAACGGACGCCGGTTTTCTCGGAGTCTCGACAGTAGACCTTGACTTACCATCGTCGCCCCCAAAAACTTCGGGAAACTTCGATTTCACGCGAGCGTCAATTTGCTCGAAATACTCGTCGGAACGGGGATCCATTCCTGAGTTCACTAATTTTTGATGCAGCCCTAGTGCAAAGCTGGTTACTTCTTCAAACCCGTTAGAACCGAACCACTGGTTTTTTGCCTGCCAGCGCAGCGTTTTTTCGTCCGGTTGAACCTTTTGGGGTTCTGTATAACGCGTTTGTACATCAAAATTTTCTTCTTGTAAAGGGGCTGGGCGAAAATTTTTCGCTTTTTCCACTTCAATGCGTGCTTCCATCAAGGCTTCTTGCGCCGTAATGATGGCTTCGGTGTCAAACGCTTCGGTGGCTTCTTTGAGTGCCTTGCGTGCCATGAGCATCTTTTGCTCGGCAGCAGTAGTGGCCATCTTGCCCACCGTTTCCGCGCCTGTGTTGACGTGGGTCTTGAGCTTTTTGTTCTCTTCAATCAACTGGCGAGTGAAGTTTTCAAGCTCTTGTTTCTCACGCGCAAGGGCTTCTTTGGCGCGACGTTCGTCGTGGCGTGCGTGCGTCAAGTCCTTGATGCGACTCTGCACTTTGTCCGAGTACGAATTGATTTCGTCATCGGTGGGGTCAGCCACTTCTTTGTCCAATGGCTTGCGGCCACGGTCTTGTGGGGGCGTATCGTCTACAGCCTCCACTTCAACGTCGGTGTCACCGGGCATGGTGACTTCGATCTCTTCTTCTGGCGCGGTGGTGCCCACCTCGTCAGGGAATTTATATCCTGCCATTTTTCACTCCTTATGCGCGTGTAATGCCACGCGGGTCGTCTACCACACAATCCACCTGATCGTCATTAATCACGCGGAACTCTTTGCCAAAAATCTTCACTCGCGTACCTGAATAAGTACGAACCAGCACAAAATCACCGGCCTTGCACCAAGGTCCTGTGGGGAAACGCTCTTTGTCAAGATAAGCCGCATTGCCCAGCTTCAACACAAACAAGATGGTTGTCGCTTGCTCTTCCTGCTTCATGTACTCCGTTGGACGGTACAGCTCCGAGCCTTCGATTTTTTCGCTGACATCCGGAACCATGCACAAGATTTTGTGACCAGCGGGGGTCGGCAAAACCGAGGCTTTTTGTTCGTCTGTCTCGTCGTCCTTTGGCGCATCCATTGGTTGGATTTGTTTGGGCAACGTCAGGCCGGGCGGCAGGATGATTCCTGATTCACTTGTCATTTGCTTTCTCCACTTTTAGTGCAAGGTCGATGATGTAAGCTTCTGCGATGCCAAGACCTTGGATCACACCACAGAGTTTTTGGTACTGGTCGTACGATTTGCAGATGCCATTTGCCATGTCATCTGTGTAGTTATTCATGTCTTTGCGTATTTCTTCGCGCAATACGCGAGCGAATTCTTGGATCATTCATTCTCCTGTTTGGGTTTTTGTGTGGCTTGTTCAGCCTGTTTGCGCATCAACTCGGCCTTCATCGCCGCAACTTCTTTGGCATGGTCAAGCTTTTGTTGGTGGGTTTGCTGGGCGTGCATCACGTCTTGGGCGTGGAGCTGCGCGGCCATTTGGTTCTTCGCGTGCGCACCCGCCAGTTCATGTTGGGCACGTTGTTGTTCAAACGCCAGATCGTGCGCGTTGCGCATGGCGTCTAGTTGTGGGTTTTGGCCTTGCTGGGCGATGTGCATCTTGTCTGCTTTTTCGGCAGCGTCGATTTGAATCTTCTTCTCTTGCAGGTGCAACTGGTCGGCCTTGTACGCGGAGTCCACTTGCAAACGCTTTTCTTTCTCGGCCATCTCCATTTGCAGCTTTTGCTGTTTGAGCTGGAGTTCGCCTTGTTTGATTTGCAGCTCTTGCTGCTGCATCTGCAACACAGGGTCTTGGGCTTGTTGCTGGGCTTGGGCTTGTGCGGCCTGAGCTTGGTTTTGTTGCAGCAACTGGTTGGCCGCTTGCGCCATCATGCCCGACAGCGCCACTTCCATTTCTGGTGGCAACTTCTCGTCTTCGGGAGGCAGGGGCATTCCGAGCTGTTGCTCGATCTGCTGGCGGTACTGGTAGCCGGTGTGCTCCGCGATGTGCGCCATCATCTCGCCCATCATCTGCTGCGCCTTGGGGTTTTGGCCAACCAACTGCTGAATCATGGGGTCTTGGACGAACGCCATGTGGGTGGCGATGTGCGACTTGTGGTCTTGGAACAGGAACGCTTTGACCGGTGAGCATTTCAGCACGGACATGTTCTCTGTCACAGGGTCTTGAGGCTTCATGTCCTCTTCGAGCGGCACGAGCTTCTCGGCGTTCTTGATGCCCAACACCTCCAGCATGGAGCGATGCAGGTGCGGCAAGTCGTAGATGTCGGGAGCCATCTGTGCCATCTGGATGACGGCTTGGTACTGCACCACGCGCTGACTCATGGTCGCGGCGTTGGGGTCGCTCACGGGGATGATGTCAACCTTGGAGTAGTCCGACTTCTTGGCCGACTTGTCGCCGTACTCGGGGTCGTAGTCGTAGTCTTCTGGGCTGTTGTCGCGGATGATCTCTGCGAGCAGCTTCAACTCTTTCTTGAAGGTGTAGTGCATCCGCGCTTGGATGGCGGTCATCACTTTCAACTGGCGCTCCAACAGCGCGAGGGTTGTGCCCACCGGCGCTTGGCTTGACATGTCGCTGATCTGCATGTCCGCTGTTGCGGCAAAACGACGGCCTTCGTCAACGATCTTGTCCAACAGACCTGCTAGCACCGCCGAGGGTTCCTTGTAGGGCAGCGGCAAGATGCTGTCGCGCATCGCGCCCGAACCCACATCCACATCGCGCCACTCGCCGGGAGCTATCGGTGTGTCATCACCCTTAATGCGAAGTCCACGAGACTTGAGGCCCCCGGGGAGGTTCGATAGTGTTCCCGCATCCACCAACTGGCGCATGATGCTTGTGGCTGACTTGGCAAAGCCGCCGATGAGGTGGAAGAGTCCAAAGCCGTAGGCTCCGAAGCCGGGGATGTATTGGTAGTGGACGAAGTATTGTCGTTTGAGGCGGTGTTCATCATCTTCTTTCCAGTTGCGGCGAATTGACAGAACTTGATTGGTGCCTTTGATTAGGGTAACTACGTATGGCAATGCGATGCCAGTTTCGTTGCCGTCACCATCGGTGTCCTCAAACCCTTCCAAGTCCAAGTCCACCAAGCACTCGTAGAGTGTATAGCGTGCGTCGTCGTTGGCGCTGAACCCGGTTTCTTTGTCCTTGGCTTTTTGAATGTCGGTCTGGGTTTTGTCTGGGTCTCCCAGCTCCACGTCTTTGTAGAACCCAGCGTGCTGCATCTTCAAGATTTCATTCTTGGTCTTGCGCATGGTGTGGGTCATGCGGTAGCAAGTGTCCAAGTCGGTGGTGCCATAAGGCAGCAGCACATCTTCCGCCGGCACGAACATGGAGACCTGACGTCCCAAGCTGCCGTCTTCGTAGACCTTCTTGAACGCCGAGCCCGAGCCGGGCAAGCTCCACAACATGCGCTCGTGCTCCGAGCGGAACTCGGTCATCACTTCGGTCAACTCATAGTTCATGTCTTCTTCGACGCGAGTGGCGGCTTCCTTGATGTCGGGCGTTTCTTTGCCGATGATCTTGGTGCGCACGGGGCCTTGGGCTGGGAACGTCTCCGTAATCATCTCTGACTGGAAGCGCACCACGGCCTCTGTAATCATGGGGTGGAAGACGCCGCACGCGCCGTTCCAAGGTTCTGTGCGCTCTTCGTACTGGAGGCCTAAGAGCTTGATGCCCTCAACATAGGCCTTCTCCCAGTCTTTGCGGGATGCGCGATCGCCTTCAATGTCTTCCACCAGATCGCCGGCCAAGGACAGCAAATAGCCCTCGTCCATCTCTTCGGCCAAGTTGCGGCTGAAATCATCTTCGCCGCCGGGCTTGATGGAGATGTCCGTGTCGCCTGCGTGGATGTCCACTTCTTCGGGGTCGATGATCTCGATCTCGATGGGTTCTTCATTTTGAGCCAAGTCTTCGATGCCCTGCGGAGCTTGGTATAAGCCTTTGTCGATTGCCATGATCTTAAATCTTTCTTAGTAATACGCTGCTTTGCGACGGAAGTAAAGAGGTTCGTCCTTCTCGTCAGAGTCCAGCGCAATGAACCCACCTTGGCGAAAACGCATCAATGCCTGCGATGTAGTATCCACGTAGTCGTCGTTTTCTCCGTTGGGGAATGACGCCACCTCTTCAATCACCTCGCGTGCCCAGCGTGTGTCTGGTGCCCAGACCATGCCCGAGGCGAACAAGTCCGAGACTGCATTCAATCGTACCACCTTGTCATTGCCACGACTAGGGTTGGTCTCGTCCACGGGGATGCCCATGTTGCGAAGCTCTTGTATTAGTGGAGCGCCAGCGGCCTTCTTTTCCACGATGAACGCATCGGGTTGCCACTGCTTGTAGTGTTTGAGTGCGGTCTGCTTTAGCTCGGGGAAGGCCATGCGTGCTTTGAAGGCGTCGAGCAAGATGATCTGCGCCTTGTTGTTTTCTTCCTCGTTGTACCAAACGCCCCACGTTGTGCAGGCGGAATAGTCGGCGCTGGTCTTTGTCTCGAACGCCGTGTCCCATGACTGGATGATGTAGTCGCAGCGGGGTGGGTCGTCTTGTGGCCAGATGCGCCAGCTCTTTCTTGAGATGATCGCCGCCGCGTCGGAGGTTGGCTGCTGCATGTACTGGGCGTTCCAGAACTTGGGATCTAAGTTGGCGCGTTTGGCTTTCAACTGCTCCAGCGGCCACTGCTCTGGCCAGAGTGACTTCTCCACGGTCTCGCCCGTCTCTGGGTCTTCGGACTCAAGGATGGCCGGCAGCTCCACGATCTCCCACTGGTCAGCGTCGGGGTTGCGCGTTTGGTAGTCAATGAGTCGGCCCGTGAGGTCGATCAAACTCCAGCGCGTCATGATGACAATGATCGCCCCGTTAGGCATCAAGCGCTGCAACGGCCCAGTTTGGAACCAGTTCCACGCGGTATCAAAGGCCAAGCGGCTGTTGATCTTCACGTCCTGTTCAGAATGAGGATCGTCAATAACGAACAAATCAGCGCCACGCCCAGCAAGAGCGCCACCCACACCAGCAGCATAGTACTGGCCGCCAGCAGCGGTGCTCCACTTGCCAGCCGCCTTTTGGTCATCGGCCACCAACGTCTTGGGGAACAGTTCACGGTATTCATCTGAGTCGATCAAGTTGCGGATGCGCCGCCCAAAGTCTTCGGACAGACCCGCAGTGTGCGTGCCCATGATGATCTTCTTCTCTGGGTACTTGCCTAAAAAATAAGCAGGGAACAGGTAGGAGCTGAACTCGGACTTGCCCATCCGTGGCGCAATGTTGATGATGACGCGCTTCTTGCGCCCCTCGATCACGTCGGTAAATATGCCTGCTAATTTCTTATGGTGCGGCCCAATTTTAAATCCCGGGTACACATGTTTGGCAAAGTCCAACATGCCGAGTCTAGCGTTTGACAGAGACATGCGACGCTCACGCTCTTCCAGCATTTCCAACAACTCAAGCTTCTCCGCGCCCGACATTTTGGGCAGCGCGAACTGGAGGGTCTTGATCTCGACCTCAGTCAGATTCAGGTCGTTGAGTTTCATTGTCTATGGTAGTTGGTGAGCGCTCACTAACATCGGTCACATTGGCGTCGATGACGCCCATGAACTTGGCCAGCTTGTCTTTGATCTTCTTGTCGATCTCGGCGTCGGGCAGCTCGGTCTTCTTGACCTCGATGCGTTCGGTGAACAGCCCCACCTCCGTGACCTTGCCCAGCATGTCAAGCGCCTTCAAGCGGATGCGTGCGTCGGGGTGATTGGTCTCTTCCAATATTTTGGCCACGGCCATGCCGCGCAACTCTTTGGCCATCTCCACGAACTCCCAGTCGTAGGCGGACAGCATTGTGACTAGATGGCGTACAGCCTCTGGCGTCTTGAGTTGGGTGAGTTGGGTTTTGGCTTCTGCTGCCGGTGCGGTACCGGCCAGCACACTGAACACTTTACGGGCGGCGTTGGCGTCGGCTTCTTTGAGCGTGGCGTTGTCGTCCACGATGCCTAGGCGTTCGAGCCACTCGGTTGTCTTGACTTGCGCGTTGAGCGTTTCATCCGGCTCTGCCCTATCCAAAGGCATGGTGCCCCGCGCCGCGTGCGCAGCCACAGGTGGGATGAAGTCAATCAGGTGTTCTAGCATTTGGTCCTTGCGGGTTGCATTCCCGTTGGCGCAAGTGTACACTCACTTTTGCAGTGGCGCAATCCATTGCTTGTCTCCTAGTTGGGGTAAAACCCTTGACGCCCCCGGTAGAAATATCGGGGGCTTTTTTATTGGCTGGCATGACTGGGATCGAACCAGTGACCTACGCATTAACAGTGCGTTGCTACTACCAACTGAGCTACATGCCAATGTGTAGCTTCAATTTCGAAATTTGGTCTGTGCGGCTGGATTCGAACCAGCGACCCCTCGTTTCCAAAACGAGAACGCTACCACTGCGCTACGCACAGAGATCTTGGGTTCCGGTTGGATTGGGGTTTTCATAGTGTTGCAGATTGTAAACTTATTTTGGCGTGTTGGATACTTAAAAGTTGTTGGTTGGGCCCGACTCACTATGCGGTGTGGCCACACGCGGAACTTAATCGCGCTGCCGGGGGCGGGTTATCACAACCAACACGGCAAGCGCCTCCTTTTGTACAACACCCCGTGGCTGGCCATGTCACAGCCCTTTGGACTCAGGATGCTGCTGGGCGTCCCCCAGAAGCGCTTAGCGTGTTGATGGCCAGTTACGCCGGCCAGTCGGTCAACTCGGGCACCGAGAGAGGAAAGAACCCATTGACTGATGCGGTTAGACGGGCAGAGCAGAGCAAACGCCCACCCCGCTTACACCATCACCTAACTCCACAGGGCGGTCTGAATATACCAGAAAAAGACGGGGCATATTGCAGCCCCGTTTAACCCAAGTGAAAGGAGAACGACAACCCTGAAGCTGTCCCCTCAATCATATATCAAACAACCTGCGCCGCCAAAACTCAGCCAACAGTAAGGCCTCTGCCCGCCCGTTGTCCTTCTTGCGCGCCAGCGGAGCGTTCGGCCACAACTCC